CAGAAGCCGTAGCAGAAGCCGAACGCGAGGTGGTGGGGCGGGACACAAAAGCGCGTAGTACTGCTGGCGCATCAGCTTTGCCAACAATGGGCGGTAGCGTCGAGTATAAATCGTGGGACATCACCGCCCCCGCCACGGACGCCGCGAAGCGTTGGCACGGATGGGGGACCGCGCTCAAGCCCGCGTGGGAACCCATCATCCTCGCTCGCAAGCCGCTCACGGGAACGGTCGCCGCGAACGTCACGCAGTACGGGACGGGGGCCATCAACGTGGATGGGTGCCGGATTGGGACTGATACAGTTCGGTCATCTGGTACGACTGGAATGGATGCGAGGCGATTCGCACAAGGCACCCGCCCACAAGATTATGAAGCGCGTCAAGAGCCGAGTGTACACACAGGTCGCTGGCCCGCCAACGTCTGCCTCGACGAGGACGCGGCGGGGATGCTGGGGGAACCATCGCGCTTCTTCTACACCGCCAAAGTCTCGCGCAAAGAACGGGAAGCGGGGCTGGACGGGATGCCAGAGCGCGAGGGCGGGATCAAGAACGACAGCGGACGTGGCTTCTCGGAAGGCGATCCCTACAAGAAGATCACGACCACCAACCACCACCCCACCGTCAAGCCCATCGCCCTGATGCGCTGGCTCTGTCGCCTTGTCACGCCGCCGAACGGCCTCATCCTCGACCCGTTCAACGGCTCTGGCTCGACCGGATGCGCGGCGGTCCTTGAGGGCTTCCGCTACTTGGGGTGCGAGCTTGAGGCCGAGTACGTCGAGATCGCTCGCCGCCGCATCGCGTACTGGCAAGGTCAGCGGGCCGAGCCTGACCTGTTCGGATGACGCAACTCAACGTCCCAACCCCCAAAGCGTTTGGGTTCCTTTACACGCCGACCCTCGGGGGCGTCCGCTACCGCGTGGCCTTTGGCGGTCGAGGCTCGGCAAAGTCGTGGCAGTTCGCCCGTGCCTTGCTCGTCCACGGCCTGTCCCAGCCCCTCCGCATCCTCTGTGCGCGTGAGTACCAAGCGAGCATCCGAGACTCGGTGCATCGGGTCTTGGCGGACCAAGTGACGCGGCTCGGCCTTGACAACTTCTACACCGTGCAAGAGTCGGCTATCCTCGGAGCCAATGGCACGGAGTTTCTGTTCAAGGGATTGCGGCGAGACATCGCGCAAATCAAATCGACCGAAGGCATTGATATCTGCTGGGTGGAGGAGGCCGAGGCCGTAAGCGATACGTCTTGGCGCACGCTCATCCCGACCATCCGCAAGGACAACTCCGAGATCTGGGTGACGTTCAACCCGGCGATGGAATCGGACAGCACCTACCAACGCTACATCGTCAAGACGCCAGAGCGGTCGATCGTCCGCAAAGTCAGCTACACGGACAACCCGTGGTTCCCTGCCGTGCTAAAGCAGGAGGCAGACGCTCTGCTCAAAGCCGATCCCGAAGCCTTCGCGCACGTCTGGGGTGGCAAGCCGTGGGCTAGGTCGGACGCGCAGGTCTTGGCAGGCAAGTGGCGGGTGATGGACTTCGCGCCAGATAAGGGTTGGCAGGGGCCGTACTTCGGTGCGGACTGGGGCTTCTCGCACGACCCGACCGTCCTCATTAAATGCTACACGCACGACAACCGGCTCTACCTCGACCACGAAGCGGGCGGTATCCAGTTGGATACAGACGCCCTTGTCCGCGCCTTTGACAGCGTACCTGATGCGCGGGCCTTTGTCATTCGGGCGGACTCGGCGCGGCCCGAGACCATAGCCGAGATGAAGAAGCGCGGGTTCCGATGCGAGGGCGCACCCAAGTGGTCGGGGTCCGTGCAAGACGGCATCCAGCACCTCCGCTCCTACACCGACATCGTGATCCACCCGCGTTGCAAGCGAGCCATCGAGGAAGCCCGGCTCTGGCGCTACAAGACCGACCCCCGCACCGACGAGGTTCTGCCGCATCTGGTCAGCGGCAACGATCACGTCTGGGACGCCGTGCGGTATGCGTTAGCGCCCCTTATCAAGAAGGGGCCGTCGGTGTTTGTCGTGTAAGGGGTTGCGCCGTTGCTTGCTTTCGCGTTAGTGTTGTGCGTGGCAGACTCCTAACGCGGGGCCATCATTTGTCCGATCGCAAGTCCTTACTGTTGCGCGTGAGCGATGCGCTACGCGCCTTGTCAGGGAGCGGTGAGTCCACCCGTTCCATCATGCCGGTGACGTATCCCAACTTCCCCAACGGCATACAGCAGATGCAGTTGGTCCGTACAGCGGACCCGAGCGAATACCGACGCGACGGGCGCACGATACGCGTGCAGGGCTTCAACGCGCACCCCGTCGTTCATGCGTGCATCCGCGTAGTGGCTGACATCGTGGCCTCCGTGCCGCTGGTGGTGCTGAAGGAGAAGGGCAACTACGAGTCCCGCGTTCCCGAGGACAACCCGCTTCAGAAGCTCCTCGACTACCCCGGCCCTCGGTTCACAGCCCGTCAGTTCCGCGCCAAGTTCGCGGTGGACTACTTGGGCTACGGCAATGCGTTCTTCGTGATGGAGCGCCCGAGCGAGAACCGTCCGCCGGTTGCGCTTCGACCGGTCAATGCCGAGTCGATGCAACAGGTCTGGATTGATACCGAGGGCGACCCGCGCCGGTACGACTACGCGAACTGGGCGGGCATCATCGTCAATGTGCTGACCGAAGATATGCTCCACTTCCGCGACTTGGAGATGGGGCGTCCGTTCGAGGCCGACGTGTTTGGGTATCCGCGTGGCGCGACCGCGATCGGCTCAATCTTGGCGGACAACGAGGCGACCTCGTATGTGCGGCAGGTGGTGACCAACGACGGCACGCCGACCTTCGCGGTCATCATGTCGGACGAGGCCACGACCGAGGATGCGGTGGCGATGCAGGACCGCTACACGGCCCGCGTGGTGGACCGTGGCAAGCGCGGCGTCCCTGCCTTCTTCGGCGCGGTCAAGGACATCAAGCCCCTCGGCTTCACGCTGTCCGACCTCGAGTTCCCTGACCTTCGGCGCGTCTCGCGTGAGGACATCTGCGCGGCGTTCGGCGTGGACCCTCGCATGATTGGTATCGGCTCGGCGTCAAGCGACGGCGGGCTGTCTGGCATCCAGTATGCGGAAGCCCGTGCGCGGCTTGTCCAGCACACGATTGAGCCGCTGTTCTCGGCCTTTGAGGACGAACTCAACCATTGGCTCGCGCCCGAGTTTGGCGATGTCTGGGTGACCTACGACCACGACATCCTGCGCGATCTGGTTGAAAACGACACCGAGACCTCGACCCGCGTGCGGGCCGAGTTCGACGCGGGGCTTCGGACGTGGGAGGAGAGCCGCCGGGCCATCAAGCTCTCGCCGCTCCCCGAGCCGACGGACAGCTTGCTCAAGGTCATGGGGCGCGACCTCATCCCTGCCGCCGTCGCGGTGATCGACCCCTCGACCATCCTCGACCAGCCGCCTGCGACTGACAACGAGCCGATGAACCAAGAGGCGCCGTCCAAGCCCGAGACCGAGGGTGAGGTCGAGGAGGACGAGGAGGAGGAAGGCGAGTCGGAGGAGATGGAGGAGGAGGAAGCCGACGAGGAAGAAAGCGACGAGGACGAGGAGGAGGACGAGTCCCGCGCCGAGGAGGTCACGAACTTCCCCGAGGACGGCAACGACAAGAAGGTCACGCTCCGCAACTCGCAGTACGCCCTGTTCCCCGTCGGTGAGGCGGAGGACTTGCAGGAGAACTTCCCCGAGATTTGGTCGAAGGGCGGCAACGTCAAGGGCAACGAGCAGTTCCGCAAGCTAGCCCCGCTTGCCAAGCGCGGCGGCGTCCCTGACGGTGAGGCCGAGGAGAACGCCATACGTCTGCGCGAGGCGTGGGTCGCTCGGCACCGTGGGGACTTCCAGCTTGCCGGGGTCGTGGCGCAGATCAAGTGGCTCGCGGTCGGTGACCGAGGGCTAGACCATATGCGGAAGGTCATCCGCGAGGCAAAGGACGCGCTCAAGGATCGGAGCGAGCCTGACGATGCGATGATGCGGAAGCGAGCCATCTGGGAGCGGGCCAACGCCGAACTCGACCGCACCGAGCAGACGTACAAGGCGACCGCCGAGGCGCTGTTCCGTGCCGAGCGCCCGAAGGTCACCAAGTCCATCTCGACGGCCCCGAGCTTTGCCGAGGCCCGTGCGCGTGTCCGTGCGGCCTATACGCCGGGCGGGGCGCTTGAGGAGAACTGGCGCGAGTCCTTCACCCCGCTCGTCTCCAAGAGCTACGCCTTCGGCGCGACCGAGGTGGCAGGGGTCGGGGCGGACCTTGCGTCCGATACGGTCGAGGCAGGACTCGCTGGGCGGTCGGTACAGAGCGTCCGTGAGGCGATCCGCAAGCGCACCCAGCGGCTCTCGCAACTGATTGGCGACACCACCGCGAAGGAAGTCTTGGCAGTCATCGAGGCGTCCGAGCGTGGGGGGCTGACGGTTACCGAGACGGCCCGATTGGTCAGCCGAGCGGTGTATGGCGAGGAGAAGGTGACCTCGCGCTCCACGGCGATTGCCCGCACGGAGTCGGCGGGTGCGCTGTCGCAGGGGTCGTGGGATCAGGCGCAGGAGATGGGCGACCTGTATCAGAGCAAGGAGTGGCTGGCGTTCTCGGATGCCGAGACCCGCGAGACCCACACCGCGTGCATGGCGCAGGGTCGCATCCGCATTGACACGCCGTTCACGAACGGTCTGATGTACCCGCTCGATCCGTCGGGGTCGGCGTCCGAAGTGATCAACTGCCGCTGTGTGTTGGCGTACAGCGACGAACCAGCGTAAGAGGGTAGACCATTGGCAGACCTCAAGATCTCGCAACTGACGGACGGCGGCGCATCACAGGCGACCGACGAGTACGTGGTGGCCCGCTCTGGAAGTAACTTCCGGATAGACGGCGCTAGCGTAGCGGCGGCGGCTACCTCGGTCGGCACCCTGTCCTCGTTGACGGTGAGCGGTTCGGCACGAATCGCCAATGCAAGCGGCAATAAGATTATGCAGTTGGGGCAAGCCACCCCGAGTGCCAATGACGCCAGTTCGCTAGAGTTTCAGGCGTCAAGCACGCAAACAAACTGGGCTATTCGCACGAACTGGAACGTGGCTGGCGCGTTAGAGTTCAACCCATCCTCATCGGCTGGCGGCACGACGTATACCACGCCAGCGATGTATCTTACGTCATCCGGCAACCTCGCCGTCGATACCAACACGCTCTATGTGGACGCGGCGAACAACCGCGTGGGCGTGGGGACGGCGAGTCCGAGCAATACGCTGGATGTGATAACCACCACTACCGTAACGAACACGCTGGTTGATACGTTGCGAATCTCTGCCATTACCACGAACACGGCGGCGGCAGGGCTTGGCACGGGGATTGTCTTTAGTGCCGAACGTCCCAGCGGGGAAATCAACCTATCTCGCGCCGCTATTTATGGCGTGTCGCAGTCGGCAGACGAGAGCGGCTATCTGTCGTTCTGGACGCGCACGAACACCGGGTCGGGCGACTTCAACGAGAAGATGCGCCTCGACGCCTCCGGCAACCTCGGCCTCGGGGTGACGCCGAGTGCGTGGACTACGTTCAAGGTATTTCAGAGTCAGCGTAGTGCGTTTGCTTCGTATTCTGATGGAAGCCCTAATGCTGCGACGGTTATCACTACCAATGCTTTCTATGATGGCAATTGGAAATACATAGAGAGCATCGGTGCCACAAACTATGAGCAGGCTACATCCCCAAGCGCCGCGCATAAGTGGTTTGTTGCCCCCTCTGGCACCGCCGGTGGAACTATCTCGTTCACGCAGGCGATGACGCTGGATGCGAGTGGGAATCTGACGGTTGGCGCGGGTACAATCAACGCCACGCGCACTTCTGGCGATAGCCGCGTGCTTGCAACGGCGGCAGGCGTTGCCAACACGGTCCTCGGGTTTAACAACTCGGGTAGCACGGTGGGCGGGATGGTGAACAACGTCGGCTACGTCAACGTATTGCAAGCGTATCCGTTGGTCTTTGGCACCGATAGCACCGAACGCGCCCGCATCACGTCGGGGGGCTACTTCAAGGCGTCGAATGATGGCGCGTACAACGATTCTGCTGGTGCCTATCACGAGTTTTTGACTAATGCTGGTAATTGGGCGCTGTACACAAACAACAAAGCGACCAGCAGCATGCTTGGTGTCAATGTTGTGTTTTCCGGTGGTGCGCCTAATGGCACGGGAAACCCATTTTTGCAATGCACGGACGGAACAACGCGAGCCGTCATTCGCTCGAACGGTGGCTTGGCAAACTATCAGGCTAACAACGTTGACCTCTCGGACATTCGCACCAAGACCGACATCACGCCAGCCGCGTCGATGTGGGATAAGGTCGCCGCGCTTGAGATTGTTGCGTACAAGTACATCGACCAGACGCACGACGATGTGAACCTCGGTGTCATCGCCCAACAGGTCGAGACGGTCGAGCCTGTGTGGGTGGACGCCGATGGGTTCGGGGATACGCCAGAAGGCGAGGAACCGCTCAAGACGGTCTACACGAAGGACATCACCTTCGCGGCAATCAAGGCGCTACAGGAAGCGATGGCCCGTATCGAGGCGCTTGAGGTCGAAGTCGCCGCGCTGAAGGCCAATGCTTAAGTGGCTGGCGTCCATCGGGCGGCAACTGCTTCGCGCCTTCGGGCTGGGGCCGAAAGCCGACCCCCTCAACTGGGGCGTCACGGTGTTCCCGGTGACCGACCGTGCGGCGATTGACGCCTTGTGGTGGACCCAACACGCCATCGTCACCAGCCGTGGCACGGCGGCGGCGTATGCGGACCCGAGCGGCCTCCGCTACGGGGTCTATCAGGGCGACCGCTTCCCCGACGGCAGTACGCATTGGGGCAAGTACTGGAAGCATAGCCGAGTGATCGTCGTGCTGAAGGCCCATGCCGAGAATACGGCCCTCTGGTCCCACGAATGTCGGCATGACGTATTAGGCACGGAAGCGCACCCTGCTCTATATTTCCACGGCAGTTCCCTTACCCTTCCTTGAGGCCCAATGACCGAGACCCCGCAGACCGTCACGATTCCCTCCGCCCTCGCGGTTGGCATTCTCAACTATATGCGGACCCGCCCGTATGCCGAGGTTGCACAAGGCGTACAGGCCCTCGAAGCGGTTCTCACCGAGCAGTTGCCAAAGGCCGACCCGGAGTAACCCGATGAAGTCCACGCGCTACCACCTAACCGAAGCCGCCCCGCAGATCCGTGCCGAGTCTGACCTCCCGCCCGGTATCGCAGGGCGCGTGTCGGGCGTGGCGTTGACCTACGAGGTGGTGGACAGCTACCAGACGATGTTCGCCCGCGAGTCTGCGAAGCGGACCATCAACAACAAGGTCGCGGCCCGCAAGGTTCCGCTCCTGATGGATCACGAACGCACCTCAAAGGCGCACGTTGGCGTGGTCACCGAGATGCAGGATATGGGGGACGCGCTGGTCATGACCGCCGACATCTTTGACACGGCTGACGGACGGGCCGCGTTGGAATACGTCAAGGCGGTCTTGGCAAGCGGAGCCTCCACGGGGTTCAGCATCGGGTTCATCCCGCGTGCCTCGGAGATGGTGACCGTCAACGGCAAGCCCGTCGAACGCTTCACCGAGATCGAACTGCGCGAGGTCAGCATCACCCCGATGCCCGCCGTGCCGGGCGCTGAAATCGCGGCGGCTCGCGCTGATGAAATGGAGACGGTCAACCCGATTGACCAGTTGGAGGAGGAGGAGTCGCCCGAGCGCACGGACGATGAACTCCTGCTACTTGCCGCCCGTGCCGCGTTGGATGCGCTATCCGACAAGGCGCGAGAGGCATTGCTGGACACGTACAAGCCCACGCCTACCATGACCGAGACGGCTTCGTCTGACGCCCCCGTGGTGTTGGATACGCCCACCTCGACGGACAGCACGGCACGGTACGCCAAGATGGAGGATCGCATCAAGGCGGTGCGATCATCGTTCGTCCTACCCAAGTAAGAGAGACTGACTACCATGAAGGCCCCACTTGTTTCCAAGAACCGTGCCGCGAACGAGTTTCGCGAGCAGGCTCACAAGCTCCGTTCGGAGTTGATGGACCCGACCGCCAGCTTCACGGCGGACGAAGTTGAGAAGCGTACTGCCGACATCCGCGCCCTTGAGATGCGGGCGCAGTCTGCCGCCGAGTTCACCGCTGACGCCGAGATTGCGCGTCAGGGTGGCGACGAGGGGCTGACCCGGATGGACGTGAGCGGTGCTGACCGCACCGAGTTCGCTGGCATGAAGGACGCGACCGAGCAGGTTCGCTCGGTTCTCGTCAAGGCGTTCCCCTCGATCGGCTCGTATGTCCGCGCCGTGGCGAAGGGGCCTGCCAACGCGAAGGAGGCCGAGGCGCTTCGCACGGTCGATATGATGACCCGCACCATCACCGGCTCGACCAACGGTGGTGAGTTCCTCCTCCCGCTCTCGCAGGTTCCCGAGATTTTCTCGGTGAGCAACGCCCAGCCGGGTCTGTTCCAGTACGCCCGGAGGTACAATGTCCCCGGACGGAGTTTGAGAATTCCGTATCTTCTGCAGGACGAGGGTACGTCCACCCTTAACCGCCCGATGGCGGGTAAGATTGCAAACGTCACCATCGTTGGCGAAGGCGCGACCAAGCCGGAGCGTGACCCGAACTTCGGTCAGCGTCTCCTCACGATGTACAAGTACGCCGCTGTGACGGAGTTCGGCGACGAACTCCTCGGCGATGACTTCACCGGCGAGCTTCCCGCCGAGGTGACTGCCGCCGTCGGCGGGCAGGTCATCAACAAGATCAACGAAGACATCACCATCGATGGCACCGGCTCGAGCCAGCCGCTCGGCGCGTTCAACACCTCGAACACGGCGCTTCTCAAGGTCGTGCGTCAGACCGCGAACGAGTTCAAGGCGCGTGATGCGTTCCAGATGTACGAGCGTCACACGCACGGGCCGAACTCGGTGTGGATGATCTCCCGCCGTGTCCTCGCGCAGTTGTTCGCGATGCAGACCACGAACAACACGATGGTCACGTGGATCCCGAATCTCCGCGACAAGCCGCAGATGACCCTCCTCGGGTTGCCTGTGATTGTCACGGACCTTCTCCCGACGCTCGGGACCGAGGGCGATGTGGCGCTGGTGAACGGCGACTTCTACGCGATGGGGCTTCGTCAGGCCCTCACGGTCGAGTCCTCGATCCACTACAAGTTCGTGAACGACATCACCACGTACCGGTTCGTCGCTCGCGCCGGGGGCATCCCGCTCCCGACCTCGACCTATGCCTACGCGATTGACTCGTCGGGCAACAAGGTTGACGAGCATAGCCCGTTCGTCGTGCTGGACAACACGGCCTCTGCGTAAGCCGAGAGCCAAGCGGACAGTCGGTGCGGAGGGGGCCATCACCCCCTCCGCTTCGGCGCTTCCGCCAGAGATGTTGGTGACCGTCCGTGTGAAGGCCCTAATCAACGGACAGGTGTGGCAGAAAGGGCAACAAGTGACGCTCCCTACGGCACAAGCCGAGGAGCTATTTAGCGGAGGGGTGGTGGCGTCTCGGGAGCAGATTGACCGCGTGTGGGCGAGTGTGGGCCGGGTGTTATCTCCGGGTCTCATTGCCTCGCACTACACGGCAACGCCCTACGACCCGTCCGCGCTCAAGGTATTACAACTGACGGCCTACGATCCCGGCTCCTCGGTCTACCGCTACCACTCGGCGGCGAACGTGGTACCGGGTGTGGTGTCGGCGCTGGTCCGCTTTGGGCATACGAACAAGCATTGCGACCTCCGCCAATGGGACACGGAGATTGACGCGCAGACCATCCAGTTGCTGTACGAGACAGCGGATGTGGTGCATAGCCACATGGACTACTGGGTCTTGCGGAACGAGCTACGCAAGGGAACCCGCGACGGCTTGATGCAGGCGCTGACCTACCACGGGTCGGTGGACCCCGGCAACATGGCGGGGTCGGTGCGCGTGAATGACGGCGGTAACGATGACCGGATGGACGCCATCTGCTTTGGGGCGCGGCCCTATCATCACCGCCTCGGCATCAAGCATTGGCTCCCGATCCCGATGCCGGTCGCGGACTATCAGCAGATTGCGAAAGAGGAGACGGTTAAGTCCAAGACCTTCCGCGTGGCGCACAGCCCGACGATGCGGCGGATTAAGGGAACGCAGGAGTTCCTGAATGCGTGCGACTATCTCAAGATGCATCAGGGCATCGACATCGAGCCGGTGCTGATTGAGAACATGGAACACGGCGCGGCCCTGCGGCTCAAGGCGTCCTGCGATGCGGTGTTCGACAGCTTCTGGCTCGGGATGCAGGGGTCAGGCTTGGAGGGCGCGGCGATGGGCAAGGCGGTCATCGCGGGCGACCCCGAGGCGCAGAACGATCTGGTGAAGCTCGGCATTCCGGTGCCGTGGACGGTGGCGAACGATGGACCGCAGTTGCGGGAGGTCTTGGCGAAACTGGTCCGAGACCGTAGCTTCTATGCGGCAGAAGTTGAGCGAGTGCATCAGTACGTTCGGACCTACCACGACTACCCGGTAGTGGGGCAGAAGTACGCAGACATCTTGACCGAGGCAAAGCGCAATGGCCCTCCCTACCGTAAGTGATCTGAAGTCCTACCTTCGCATCGAGACCACCGCCGAGGACACGCTCTTGACGGCGCTCCTCGCACGGGCAAAGGCGCAGATGGAAGTCTGGACCGATGTGCCGGTCACCGCTGTCAATACCACGGCGGTTGACCGAGCCGACACGATTGACCCCCAGCCCTGCCTGTCGCTCATCTTCCCGAAGCGTCCCATTGGCACCACAGCGACCATCGTGGACTCGGAAGGTACGACCGTCCCAGCAACCGACTACACGATCAACCAGTCCTCGGGCGTTATTTACGCCAACGCGGGGTACTCGTTCCCGTATGGCCCCTACACCATTACCACCTCCTGCGGATTGTCTCTGCGGGGCGATTACGCGCAAATAGAGCCGGTTCTGTCGCAATGCATCATCGACTTGGCGGCTGACCTCTATCAAAAGCGGACCCCGAACGCCTCGACCGAGACGGCGGCTGGTACCTCGATTAGCTGGGACGTGTCAAGAGACACGGCGGCTCGCGTCCTCAAGGTGTTGCGGACGTTCAAGCTCGCGGTGGCTGGCTGATGTATATCGCACCCGGCCTTCTGGATCGTCGGCTTCAGTTCTTCACGCGAGCGGAGGACGGGGCCGACGGCTTTGCCCGCCCGGTCTACACGCGGGTCGGGACGTACTGGGGCCGGATTGACGCGATGTCGGACCAGTTCACACCTGCCGGTTCACCGCAGGGGCATATTGACAGCCGCACCTCGCTAGTGGCGACGGTTGCCGATTACGTCGATGTGAATCCGTTCGGTATTGTCAAGGACGAGGATGAGACGCCGATCTACTTTGTGCGGGGCGTGATTGAGTTGCGGCAGTTGATGTGCAAGCAGTTGACGTTGGAGGAGGTGGACCCCACGACCTACGGCCTGTTCACAGGGTCGGACCCGGATAGCGTGGCAGACGGGGTGCATCTCATCAACCCAGCGGCGGATGCGTTTTCTTCAGGCTTTGACGAGGGCTACAGCTAATGGCGGAAACTCCGAAGGTACTCTCTGCGCTTCTCGCGCAACTGCCCGACAACACGACGGGCCTCATCTCGCCAGAGGACATCCGTGATGCGGTGGTCAGTCTGTTCCCGAGCCGTGGGCAAATCGACTTGACGGCAACAGCCCAGACCACGTTTGCCACGACCGACACCTACGTCAAGCTCGCTGGCACAACGGCGCTTGACACCTCGCTTGGGCAAGACGGCTTCTCGCAAGTTTCTAACAACGAAATGCGAGCGACAAAAGCGGTCAATCAGGTCTTGCTTGTTACGGCAAACGTTGAGCTAGTGTGCGCGTCAAACAACAAGACCTTCGGCATCACGATTGCCAAGAACGGCACGCCCCTTGCCAATGTTCACGTGTCTGCGATTCTTGCCGACTCTAACGAGGGCTATGGGTTTTCCGTCACGGGACTGATCCCGACGGTGCTGAACGACACCATCTCGGTCTACATCCGCAACGAGACCGACACGACGGCGGTCACGGCGGTGGCGTTGGCGCTCTCTGCGGTTGGGTTCATCCGCTGATGGACGCTCGCCTGATCTGCGGACAGGACGTGCGGCGGTCGGGCATCTGGCCTACCGACGAGGCGCGGATTGAGGCGTTCATCCAGCGGCACGGCGGGACGCTCGAAGCGGCTCCGGTTGGGGATGCGGCGGTCATGCTTCGCTGGACTTCGCTCGAAGGGCCGTGCAAGACGGCGACCGGCATCACGGCGCGTGAAGCGTTGCGGAAGCTACAGGCGGAGATGACATGAGCGTCAAAGTCACGGACCTCTCGCCGCAGTTCTTGAAGCAGTATCGGGACGCCTCGCGGATGGCGCTCGATGCGGCGGCGGCATTGTACGAGGGGAACGTGAAGAAGCGGTTCTTTCAGGGCTACTACACCAGCCAAGCCTTCCGATCCACCGCGCAGGTGGCCCAGCATATCAGCCGAGAGGCGCCCGTGTTTCGTGGCGGGGGCTGGTTTAGCATCGTCGGTATCCCCGACGGCGAGCTTGCCAAGCCACGCGGCAAGAAAGCCAAGCCGCCCAAGAAGCCCACGACGGTCGGCAAGATTGCGCTGGCATGGGAGATTGGGCATCACAACATCTTCACGCGACGTTGGGAGCGGGTGCCAATCTTCAAGCCGGTGGCGATTGACTCCGCAAAGGCGATGATTGACACCTACAACCGCGTCCTGAATCGCTACATGGAGCGCGGGAGAGCCGTCCGATGAGTCTACCGACCTACGTTGTACCGGGCAGTCTGCCCCTGCCGTCCACGGCCTCCACGGTCCAGATCTACGCGACCCTGCGCCAGTCCTTGCTCGAGTACGTCAGCCCGAGCGGGAGTCGGCTTGAGGACATCATCGGCACCCGCGCTTACGTTCGGGCGGCTCCCGCCTCGCCGCTGTTCCCGTACCTGACCCTCCGCTTGGACCGCACCAGCCTTCCGGCCTACAACGGCTACCGCGAGACCGCCATCCTCGAAGTACAGGGGATTGGCAAGCCCGAGTCGCAGTTGGCTATGGTTGAGTCCGCTATTGACATCGTGGATCAGTTCTTGACGGGGTTCAACGATGCGCGGTCTGGGCTGATGGTTGGGCGATCGCGGACGCGGCAGACGGTCCCGATGCTCACCGACCCGGCAGACTCCTCGGTCGTGGCGGTCATCGCCAATTACGAAATGTTTCTCTGGCCCCGTGTGTTGACCGAGCGGGCTGATTAGATTCCCACCACCACCCTCCGTAGGATAGACCTATGACTGCTCCGCTGACTGGCTACACCTCTGCTCTCCCGAGCGACATCCTCCTTGACTCTGGCGTCTTGTACGTCAGTTCGACCGTGTTTGGCGCCTTCGCTGGCGGCATCAAGTTTGACCCCGGCGTGACGTACCGAGCCGCTGACTTTGACGGCAAGCGGTCGCCTGTCAAGGGCCTCGACCGCGTGACGATGCGGATGCCGAAAATCTCTGGCACCGTGATTCAGCTTTCGACCACTAACGTCGGGCAGGTCGAGCCGGGTGCGGCTACTGCCGTGACGGGCGCGTGGACGGCCTCGACCTCCTACGCTCCCAAGTCGGCGGGCCAGTTGCTCGCCTCGGGCGACTACCTCTCCGATGTCCGTGCCATCTGGCAACGCGGCGGGGCCACGGCTTCGGCTGGGAGCTATGTGCAGGTTCGCTTCCCGTCGGCGCTCTGCACCAAGTACGACATCACCGGACAGGACGGGGCGGAGATTGCCATCGCTATAGAGATTGAGGCGCGGCTTGACCCTACCCTCTCGGGCTTCACGGCGATTGGCTCTGCGCCGTTCCGCATTGAATACCTCACCTCTGTCTGATAAGGACTGATGATTAACCTCGACGAGTTGGTGAACCCGGCACGCCTACCGCGTGTGACGCTGTTCGGACGAGAGATTGTCGTGCGCCCCTTGACTGGGGCGTCGGCTCACAAGATCGCCGCGCTGTCCACGCAGGACGGCGCTGGCGATGTGATGCTGGGGGCGTTGCTGGAAGTCGTGCGGTCGAGTTGTCCTGACCTGACCGTCGATGAGGTGGACGCTTTGACCGTGGATCAGATTGCCGCGCTTATCCAGTTGAGCCGCAATCAGGTATCCGAGGTCGAGGCGATGCTCGCGGAGCGGTCGGAAAAAAACTGACCGAGGCGGCGGGGCAATCGACCGTCGCCGTGCCGTGGGACGCCGAGCAGTTCGTGCGGCGGGTGGTGGTGGAGGTGTCGCGGGATACGGGGCAACCCGTCCGCGTGGTAGCGGGGGAGTCGTTTGCGATAACGCTGTGGATGTGGGCGGAGTTGCGGGCGATGGCGAAAGAAGCGACGGTCGAGCGGATGGGGGAGCGGACGGATCTGGCAGGGCAGGTTGCCATCGCGTTCCATCAGCCACAAGACTTGCAGAAGATGGAGATGCGGTACCTGAAGGCGGCGGGGCAGTTGTCGCAGATGTTTGACCAGACGCGGGAGCGGCTGACGGCCCTGTCTCAACGGATGGCGCAAGCCGTCGTAAAGGAGTAAGCAATGCGGGTCTTTTCCGTTGAGATGCTGGTCAAAGAAGAAGGAGCCGCGACGGTACAGGCGGCTCTTGCTCGCCTGAAGAAAGAGACGCAGGCGGTTGCCAATGACATGAAGGTGACCGCGCAGGCCGTGACGAATACCGGCAACGCGATGCAAGGCGCGGCGGCAAAGACGCAAATCGCAGGGGACCGAGCGGCAAAGGCGGCGATTGGCTTCGCGGCGGTCGGCAACAGCTTGGCCCGCACCGGCTCCATCACGGCAGATATGGGGACGCGCATTGTTGAGGCCGGATCACAGATTTCGATGATGTTCGGCCCATCCGGTCTGGCAGTTGCGGCCTTGCTTGGATTCGCGAGTGCCGCGATTACGTCATTTGTCAGGGCTGGCAACGAAGCGAAGAAGATGGCGGAGGACACGCAGAAGGCGCTCCGCGAGATGGTGCTGGCTGGCGATGTGGCGCAGATCACCAAGCGGTTGCGGGATGTGCAAGACGGCTTGCTCGACCTGACTTCTGGTGAGTTTACTGGTGGCCTCGACGATTTGCGGAAGCAGTACGACCAGCTTCGCCAGTCCATTGCAAACACGACGGCGGCACAGGAAGGGCGACGGCTGACCGCGCAGGAGATGGCGGCGAACAAGCAACGCATCGCGGACCTGCGGGAGTTGGAGCGGCAGATCCGCTCGCTTGAGGCGACCGAGCGGTCGCTGTTGCGAGCGCGTGAGTTGGCGGGTCGCTTCGGCACGGAAGCTGGTGGTGCTGGTGCGGGGGCTGGTGCAGTAGCTCGGGGGCGCCAATTGGGTGCGCTTCCGGGTGCCGGTGCAGGAGTCACCGGAGCTGGTCGGGCGCCATTCGACTTGGGAGCGATTCAGGCCGCTATCCCGCAGGCGACTGGCATCATCCTGACCGATGCACAGAAGGCCGCAGTTGATCTTGCCAATGGCATTCAGCAGACCTTCCAGCAGAATGTTGGCGGGGCGCTCGTCGCTGGCATCTCAATGGGCATTGAGCAGGCCGTGGCCTCTGGCAGTATCGGTGAGGGCTTTCGGGCGCTTGGCTCGATGCTGTTGGCTGGGCTTGGCGATGCGATGATCCGCTTCGGTACGACCACAGCGGCGTTCGCGCAGTTTATGGCGACCATTATGGAGTCATTGTCCAATCTGATGCCGGGTGGTGCGTTGGCGGCATCCATCGCGATGATCGCCTTCGGGTCGGCCTTGAAGGGTGTGGCGCGTGGGATGTTCGGCGGGCAGGGCGGTGGCGCGGCAGTCAGCATCGGCTCGTTCGGTGGCGGCGGTGGCGGGTTTGGCGGTGGCATGGGCGGGGCGATGCCGACCACCCAACTCATCTTTGGGCAGACCTCGGCAACCACGGCGGCTGGCATGACGCCTCGGCAGTCGATGAACGTGACGGTGATTGGCCCGAACGATCCCTCGGCCCAGCGAGCCATACAGGAACTGATGACGAAGGCGAATAGCCGTGGGAGGGTGGGCTGATGGCAACCATCACGTTTACAGACGGCACCGGTGCCGCCACGCTCGATAACAGCACGACGGGCATCAGCACAGGGGTCGGCTCGCGGTTCGCGGATTGGACCCCGTTCCAGCGTCCAATCGGCCCTCGGGTTCCTGCGCTCGGCACGGGGCGTCCGTACCAGTTCCGCTTCCGCACCGACTACGGCGCCAGCTTTACGATGACGGATATCCCGAACACCAGCATGGCGACGATGCTCCGCTGTCAGGAATGGTTACTTCGCGGCGAGGCCGTCACGGTCAACACGGGGGACGCGGCAAGCAGAAGCTACACGACCTGCTATCTCGCGCCTGACGGGGACGTGACCATCACGTTGCAGGATAAGAACCTGTTGCTCTACTCTATGTCGTTCACGCTGATCAACGGCGCGGCGTCTCCCTCCGCGATGCTCTGCCTCTACGACTGATGCCGACACAAGCCTACCGCCTTCGCATCCGTAACGCCGCTGATAACGCTGACACGCTGACCGTCACGTCTATCCGTGGCGGCACCAACCCGTACATCACGGGCATCCCGAACGGTGATGGGCAGGAAGTGGACCTGCTGACCGGCGCGGTGCGGACTGGCGCGTATGTGGTCGAGGTCATTGACGTAGTGACGGGAGCCGACAGCACCGGCACTCTGCGTCTGGTTACTAGCCAGATTTACGACGGCGTGGACGAGTTCTTGTTGCTCGAAAGTGGCGACAAGATCCTGCTTGAGAACGGCGACCCGATTGAGCTAGAGGCGAACAATGCCGAGTTCGGGCGTCCGCATCTGCTGTCGCGCAAGGCGTTCTTGGAGATGTCCTCGGACGGCGGCTCAAATTGGGCGGTGTGGCAGGCGGGCTACCTGACGAGTGTGCGGCAGGTCGATGCCATCCGGTACGCCTTTACCATCAGCAACACGCGGCGGGTCGAGCAGACCCAACGCATCTTCGCGTGGGATCGGACGGCAGAGCGGACGGCGTTCCCGAAGCGCGGGTGCTTGTTTGGCGGGCCGGTCATCGGCGGCTTCGGCGCGTCCGAGGGGTCCAACCTCACGCCAGACTCGGGCGGCTGGGAGTTCAGCATCCTCGACACGGCGACCAACTTCCTGTCGGGCGACGGCACGTACTCTGCGTTAGTCTCGCTAGACTTCGTGGCGGCGTACCTCCAGCCGAACTACGAGCGCAAGACCGTGCTAGCGCAGACGGACTTCGAGAAGCTGTATGCGAATATCGCGCCGTTCGTGTCCTACGATACGCCTGACGCGGTGCCGGTCGGGACGAACTGGGCGGGGCTGAACGATCGCTCGCCGGTCTATGCCTACCCCGGTGTGCGGGCGTTGCTTGAGGATAGTGCAGGCAATACGTGGGAAGGCACCATCCGTGGCCTGTTCACGCCGCAGAGCAACCTCAACTACTCGACGCAGTTCACGCAGGTGGGTGGCGAGAAGCGGTTGTTCGTTCAGCTTGACGGAAGCTCTGTGACCGCGCTTGGGGCGATCACGCCTGCAATGACGCCGGGAACGCTGGTGCGGGTGCGGGCGGTGAGCGCCCTGACCACCGAGCAGTCGCCGCTCTACTTCGACGAGCATCCAGTTGACGTGGCGACCAAGCTGTACCAGTTAATCGGGCTGACCGTCGATAGCGCGTCTGCCGATACGGTCAAGGACGGCATCGGCCCCGACACCTATCTGGCGTGCCGCATTACCGAGCCGCAAAACATGGCGGAGTTCTTGGAGTCCGCGCTGTTCGGGCCGTTTGGGTTTGCCGCTCGGGTCAATGCGTCTGGCGAGATTGAGTTCTTCCTGACGCGGGAGCTTGGCACGTCGGCCCCGACGCTGACCATTACCGACGATGACTTGGTTGGCGACAGCCCGCCGCCCATCTTCGACTTGGACGAGGCCACGGCGGTCACGGGCTACAGCATCAAGCAGAAGAAGTTCACGAAATGGGTGCAGAACCAGCAGACCACGGAACAGCCGCCAGCCGATATGTTGGTGGAGACCGAGGTGCCGTATGAGATTGTGACGGGCGACACCACCACGTTCTCGACGCGGATGGTGACGTATGACATTCCCGGCATGATCCACGAAGCCGACTCGTTTGTGCCAGAGCCGCAGTTGTTTGCGGTGGCGGTGGCGCGAGAGGGCTTTGATCGCTTCGGGCGCGGGGCGCCGTCGATGGAGGTTGAGGTCATCCGAGGCACGGCCCCTGCCGCCGCGCAGGTGGGCGAGTTGGTCTATCTCGACGCTGGCTTCTACCCGAACAAGAACTATCGGATCGGGGAGTCCTCGGTTGGCGCTCGCGTGGCCCAAGTGGTGCGGCGGGACGAGCGGCCCGAGTCGGTGGCGTTCAAGTTGGTGGATGCGGGGGTGTACGTTCAGCCCGCCCAGACCCCGACCATCACGGCCTCGGCTAGCACTCGAGACCCGCGCCGTGTGGCGCAGTTTACGATCACCAACGCCGCCGCGCTAAACACGAACGCAGACATCGCGGTCGCGGTGGAGTGGGCGACGGGCGCCTCGGCTCCTGCGGCTGGCGTCAATGGCGTGACGTATGCGCGGTATGAGCCGGGTCAGATCCCGACGGGTGCCGTACCGCTGACTGCGGTGGTGCCGGGTTCGACGGTCTACGTGCGGGCGCGGTCGGAACAGCCGGGCTTGTTCCCGAGCGCGTGGACGGGCTGGGAGACGGTCAGCCTAACGGCGTGGGCGGCTCCGACAGCGGTGACGGTCGGGAGCATTACGAACAAGTCGGCGGTGGTGTCGTGGAACGTGGGGGCCAACACGCAGGATACGGTAGAGGTCTACGTCTATCCCGGCACCGTGGCCCCGGCAAACTGGCAACAGTATCGCTGGGCGGTCTTGCCTGCGGGGACCACGACCACGACCCTGCTTGGCCTGACCGCTTCGACGAACTACGTGGTGGGCGTGGCGTTCTTCGATGCCATCTCGCAGGTGCGCGGGACGATGGCAACAGCGACCACATTCCAGACCACAAACTCGACGAGCGGGACTGCCGATCGCCCAGCGGGGTTCTCGATCATTGATGGCGTCAACGATGCCACCCTGCCACAAGGCGTGGCGTTGGGTCTGTGGGCATCCGCTGGTGCCGATTATATCGTTATCGAACGGGCTGGCAATGCGGTGTCTGGGGTCGTGGATTACCCCGGCACCTATGCTGAACTCGCGATCGTGCCAGCCAGCACCGAGGTCTACATCGACTCGCTTCCGCGAAATGGCACGAAGTATTGGTATCGCATCAAGGAACGCCGCGATGGGCAGGCTGATTCGGACTACATCCCGAAGCGGTTGTTTGTCAACGTAGGCAACACGGTGTATGCCGGACTGCAAGCCGTGGCAACTGGCATACCGACAGATGTCATTCGTCCAGCCGCGAGCGAGGCAGTCATCACGCCGACCTCGCTCTATGACGAGGCAGGGCCTTTTCTCAAGTTGTTGCTGGTGCGGCTCAATTACGTAGACCCGCAAAACCGGATCATATACTACGAGTATCGGAGTCGAGAGCGTATTAAGCAAACGTGGGGCGCGTGGACCGCGTGGTCGGGTGAGTCGTATAAGTGGAACACCACCACGTTCATGCAGGCCGATGCGACCATCGCCAACGACACCTACATCTATCAGGTTGAGTGGCGCATCTACGGCGCAGACAATGACGGCAACTTGTCATTCATTCGATCTGGCGTGACCGAGTGGCCCCAGAACTACGGCGTCAACAACGCCATCATTAAGATTCAAAAGCAGGGTTATAATAGCGGCACCGGCAAGTACGAGGTGTGGTGGCGGTTCTTCTTCCAGCGTGGCAATAACACGCTCGATGAGGACGGCGAGGATAACACCACGCAGACATTTACTACGCAGGTGATTGCGGCGTCTGTCAAGAACCAGAGCGGCACAACGGCGACCAACGTGGCAACCGCCGGGACCAAGACGGTAGATGGCTGGAAGGCCACGTGGGACAGCACGGCTATCGATCAATGGACGTATGAAATTAGCGTCGATACGGCGATGCCGTCGGCGTACTATCTGCAATATCAGGACACCGACTTTGTTGAGGAGCAGTTGGTCGCCCCAACCTTCGGACAGTCATTTGTCGGGCCGGGGTCAGGCGGGTCTGGCGCGACGGGACCGACTGGGCCGACTGGCCCTACGGGTCCGACTGGTGCGACCGGCCCAACCGGAGAGACTGGCCCAACTGGACCTACTGGAGTAACTGGCGTCACCGGGCCAACTGGACCGACAGGGGCAAGCGGCGCCACGGGTCCGCGTGGCTTGGATTGGCAGGGTTCGTGGAACAGCGGACAGACGTATCTCGTCGATGAGGCGGTGTCGTATCTCGGGTCGTCGTGGATTTGCATTCAGACGCACTCAAACCAAGCGCCAGCCGTGCCGTCAAGCTATTGGGACCTGCTTGCCGAGGTTGGCGCGACTGGTGCAACCGGGCTAATTGGAGCGACTGGTGCAACCGGTGAGACTGGTCCAACAGGCGAGACTGGACCATCAGGTCCGTCTGGGCCGAATGGGTTGACAGGGGCGACTGGACCGACTGGACCTGCCGGAACTACAGGCTTGCCGGGACCGGCTGGCCCAACTGGAGAAACAGGTCCAACGGGTCCGACAGGCGCACAGGGAAATATCGGAGAGACTGGTCCGACAGGTCCGACGGGTGTGACTGGGCCTACTGGTGCGACAGGTCCAACTGGTCCGACGGGTCCGACAGGGCCGGTCAACGCGACCATCTCGACCAATGCGCCCTCGGGAACTGGCACCACGGGGCAACTCTGGGCGCAGGTGGCGTAAGCGATGCCGATGTATTGGTGGGCGAACGCCTACAGCGTGTTGCTCAAAGAGGACGGCGACAAGCTGTTGCAAGAGGACGGGTCGTTCTTTATCACCGAGGGCAGTACCGTCGGGGCAAGCTGGCGGCTGACCAATGACCTGTCCGTTTGGGATGGGTCGTGGAAGAACGTTCTCAACTGCTGGATCTACGACGGCTCGGTATGGAAGGTTTGCTACATTGACAATGCGATGAGCTTGGACACCTTCGATATTCTTGATGCGGGTGGCGGCACGCTCGTCATATCGTGGACGTACACGGGAACCCGTCCGCAGGACTGGCGCATCTACTTGGATGCGTCATCAAACAGCGGGGCGACCTATACGAACGTGGCGGACTACGATGTGACGGTCAGCCCGCAGAACTACAGCGGCAGTAGCTCGGACTGGTATCGGTTGCGCTTGGTCTTTGCGACTGATACTGTCTATCAGGCGACCGGCTCGCCTAAAATCCTTCAGCCTCCATACCCGACATAATGCGCCTGCACCTGCTTGGTGTCCCTCACACCATCACGCACCCGCGCTTCTCGCATGACGCTTTCACGAACAAGGTCCGGTACTTCGGGCCGATGATGCGTGGCCTCGGCTACGAGGTCGTGCATTACGGCGTGGAAGGTTCGCAGAGTGGCGCGACGGAAGATGTCACGCTTATGACCGAGGACGAGTTCTACGATTTGCTAGGGCATCGGCTAGAGGACAAACAGCGGATGCACGTGGCGGATGCCCGCACGGATTCGGTGCTATATCGCACGTTCAATGCGCGACTGCGGGAACAACTTGCCAAGCACGTTTGCAAGGGCGATGTCGTGCTACACTCGCTTGGCACAGGCCATCAGGGGTCGATTGGCAGTCATGACGGTGTGGACTGCGAGTTAGGCATTGGCTATCCGCAGAGCTATCTGCCGTTCCGTATCTTTGAGACGGCGATGTGGATGCATTACCATCAGGCCAAGTTCGGACGTGGCGTGACGGCCTACGAGTGGGTAATCCCGCCCTACTTTGAGGCCGACGAGTGGCCCATCACCACAAAGCCTAGCACGCCGGCCTACTGCGCGTTTCTCGGACGTATCTCCGAGACGAAGGGCTGTCACCTCATCGTCGAGATTGCCAAGCGGATGCCCGAGATGCGCTTCGTCTTGTGCGGGCAGGGTGACCCGACGCCGTTCTTGGTAGCGCCAAACATCGAATACAAGGAACCGATTCACGGCGCGGAGCGAGCCGCCTATCTTGGCAACGCGGTGGCCTGTCTCTACCCGAGCCAGTATGCCGAGCCGGGTGGGGCGTCCGCGCTCGAGGCGATTCTCTGCGGGACTCCGGTGATCACGCCGAGCTATGGGTGCTTCCTTGAAACGGTCACGCACGGCGTGACGGGCTGGCATTGCCGAGTGCTGAATGACTGGGTTGAGGCTATCCGTCGTGCGCCGTTGATGAACCGCACGGCAATCGGCATCGAGGCGCGGCGACGGTTTAGTCTGCCCGCCGTGGCGCCGCTGTATGCGGACGCGATGGAAATGTTGCACGGCTTGGCGATGGGCCGCGATTGGTACACTTATCCCGCGAGAATCTGATGCGCCTGCACTTGCTTGGCATCCCGCACACGGTCACCACGAAGGACTTCGCGCATTGCGCGTTCACGCAGAAGGTCTACAAGTTCTCGCGCATGATGGTGCCGCTGGGCTATGAGGTGATTCACTACGGCGTTGAGGGGTCGGACTCTGGGGCCTCCGAGGACGTGGTAGTGATGGGGCAGGAGGAACACCAGCGCCTCCTCGGTCACCCCTACAACCACGACAAGACCGCCTTCTACGGCAATGACGCACAAGCCGACTCGGAGGTCTACCGCCAATGGAACCTCTATGCGCGGGACGAACTGAAGGCGCGGGTTGAGCCGGGCGACTGCATCCTGCTCCCCTTTGGTCATGCCCACGCGCCAGCCATCCGCGATCTGCCCAACCTCAAGGCAGGGGCGTCGGCGGTCGAGTCGGGCATCGGCTATTTCGACACGCTGTTGCCGTGGCGGATCTACGAGTCCGAGGCCGTCAGGCATGGGTGCATGGCGAAGGAGGGGCGGGCTGGGGTGCATAGCTCCTCGGCGCGTCTGGAGTTCGTGGTGCCGAACTCGTATGACGTAGACGAGTGGCCCGAGGGTCCGGGCGGAGAGGCGGTCGTGTTCTTGGGAAGGCTCACCGAAGGCAAGGGACTACCGCTGATTCTGGAACTGGCGCGGCTTCGGCCTGACGTGCCGTTCATCTTGGCTGGGCAAGGCGACCTTACCCAGTTCGGGGACATCCCGCCCAACGTGGAGTATGTCGGGCCGCTCAACGAGGAGCGGGCGGCGTACTTGGGGAACGCTCGGGCAATCATTGCCCCATCGCACTATATCGAACCGTTCTGCGGGACGGTCGTGGAAGCGGCCCTCTGTGGCACCCCGGCAATCACCTCGAGCTTCGGGGCGTTCACCGAGACGGTCGCGCAGGATCGCACAGGGTTCCGGTGCCAAACCACACGGCAGTACCTCGACGCGATCGACGCGGTAGCGAGCTTGAACCGCAAGGACGTTCGCGCCAGAGCCAGACGGCTGTACGGATTGCGGTCGGTGGGGCGGGCCTACGATGCGGCGTTCCGCGTCATTGAGGAGCGGACAAAGGCGGGGGCGTTCCCGACGATGGGCTGGAACTCTTGACCGCTGTGTATATTTATGCAGACCCTTTGCAGGAGTAGCCGATGGACCGTTCCGAACTGATGCTTCTCATCGCTGGCTTCACCGGTTCCGTGATCAGCGTGTT